ATTATTCGTATAATAGAGTTTTCATAGGCAGGATAATTAGCCAGCCTCTTAATCTGATCGTATGCTTCGTTCTCAAAAGTTTCAGCAAAGATCTTGACTTCCTTTCCTGAATGTGTTCTAATTATTCTCATGTCAAATACAAATATAGTTTATTCTATTAAGTATAACAAATAAAATGCTACTTCTTTTTACTTAGTAAAGTAACGTGCCGTTTTAATTCTTTATGTAGATACTTGTTTTCGCTCTGTAGCTCTTTTATGATAGAATTACGCTTTTCAAGTTCTTTGTTATATCGTTCACGTTCAAATTGAGCAAACGTAAGATCCTCATTCCTACAAGTACAATCCCGTATATCATTGCTCAAAACAACAGCCCAACAACAAGGTATTAAGACTTTGCCAGCTTGCTTATCGTATATGTAATGGCACTTACTCATAAGTTTATCCTTTCATACGTCCTAAGAAGGATAGTTTTAATACATCGTATTGCTGACCTATAACGGCAAACTCCAACATAGCGTTATTATCCAAAAGATCGTTAATCCTTAAAAGTGGATAATCTTCTCCAGCACGGCTTACATACCCCTCTTGTGAAATATCATCTATTATGCGCTCATCATCGCATTTGCCAAAATAAGAATCAAGGCTGCTTATGATATGTTCTTTCAAATAAGCCTCACTATATACAGAAGCTATTTTATCCTGTTTTCTAAGTGCGTATCTCATTCCTCAACTCCTTTCGGTTTGTTTATCGGTTTCCAATGGGTTATCTTGTAGTCCTTGTAGTTGCAGGTTATTTGGTCTAAATAATCTTCCGTCCACCCGTATTTATTGTAATAAGCTGTCAAGTAATCTACTTTCCATTTGTTACTACAGCATAGATATTCTACCCTTAAAATGCAATATGTTCCAATTGGTGGCACGTCTTCCGTGTCCTCTTTGCATTCGTGCCAATCTTCAAACTCATTCCAACGCCTTGTGATTTCTTCACAAAGTATGTTTGAACTTTCCACATCGCCTAAATGAATTTCGGCTATTTGGTAATTCATCCCGTCCTTTATACAAAGTTCTGCATCCAATTCATCTGCACCAAACAAGCGTTTTCCTCGTGCTGGTAGGCAAATAAGTTTCAATGTATCAGTATCTAACTCACCTTTGGCGTATGTCCAATTCAATTTAATTTTCATTTTATACCTCCTTTTGCTTTTGTTGCAGCCATTTTACACCTTTTTTAAATCCTTCTACAAACGCATCTGAGCAAACCCTTTGTATTTCGGGTAAACAAACACCTCTACTTCGATTTAGAGGACACGTAGCGCAAGCCTGGCTTCGTCCGTTGGCTTGCTTTGCTGCTTTAGTTATTCCTTTCATAATTTCGACAACCATTGTTCATAAATACGTGTGGCTATCTGAGCCATCATTACGGGTGGAACACTCATACCACAAATGTAGTGTGGCGATAAACCACAAAAATTATAATCTTGTGGGAACGTGGATATATTACATACCTCAGAAGTGGATAGATAGACGGGCTGCTTAAATGGTATCAATGAATCCAGGTGTGCAGACAATGTATAACAAACTCTATCTTCATAACAGAACTGCTGATTAAAAAAGCCACGTTTACCAGTGAGTTTTTTATAGGCTTCTGATAGTGCTATATCCCCTTGTTCCCTGAGTTCAAAAAGTTCTCTCATTCTGCCTTCATAGGCTCTTCCTTTATAATCCGCAAAAGCACCATATACTATAGGATCCTCGTTAAACTCCATGTTTATATATGGTTCTACGTTAAACAGATTAGATACCTTCAAAAAATTGATCCCTAAATCATGTCTAATGCAAATAAAGAAGATCCGTTCTCTTTTCTGAGGAACACCCATTTTTGACGCATCAAGAAGGAAATGCTGACAATAATAGCCTGCGTTATCAAAATCTTTATATATGCGCCTAACATAGTCTATTGCACTTCCCATAAGTAAACCTTTCACATTTTCGGCTACTACAACTTTTGGTTGTAATACCCTTGCTAAAGCTATGAAATCAAAGAAAAGCGTATCAAGAACTTGTGCAGATTGCCCCTCTCTGAATTTCTTTTCTTTACCCCAATCCTTTTCACGATTTCCGGCAATGGAGAAGGTGGAGCATGGGGGAGAACCGTCCAAAATATCCAAATTGTAAAGATCGGGCGGTAGCTCTCTCTCTCTCTCTCTCAATGTTCGTATATCTTCCAAAAAATTATATCGGGGTGAGTGGTTAGCCACATAACACCGATTAACCTTTGCGTCTATCTCATTGCAGCCAATTACATCAAATCCGGCTAACTTGTAACCCATTGTAGAGCCACCACCACACGCAAAGCAAGAGAACACTTTGCCTTTATCTTTCGTGAATTTGGCTTCTGAAAGCCTCCAATTATAGGGGAATTTATGTTTTTGCATTTTCCATATAAATTAAAATGGTAAATCACTTTCACCAGGTCGGCAATCCTCAATTTTGTATTGAGTATCTTCAACTGATTTTATAGTACACAAAACGTATACTTTCTTTTTTAAAAGAGTTGCAAGCCTTTTCGCTTCTTTTTCCGCACTATCCAAGCTATCATGTTTGCAAGCTGGGGTAGCACACCCTTCCACAAATACCATGTAAAATGTATTCATACCTTTTCTATTTAGCGTTTATCTATAGTTGCCTTTTTACTCGGTGAACGCTTTACAATTATGGGAGAAGAAAGCATTATCTTAAAATACTTAGTACCATCGACTGTAATAGGCTCCTTCTCCATAAGGAAGGAAGCGTTATCCTTTACTTTTGCACAATCAAGTATCTTATTACTTAGGAACTTATTCATAAAGCGAATACCGCCTTTGTCGTACTTGATAGAAAAGCCTTGTTCGCTATCAGTTTTGCAAATAAACCAGTCCTTTGTATTTTCTTCATCATTGGCAAACTGAACTTTATCTATATCCTTAATGCCTAATTCAGCAGCAAAAGACTTAGAAATGTAGATCATACCATTTTCACGATTAAATCTCAAAGTCCTTTCTCCGTTGCGTTGTCCTACTGGCTGGCTGTTTTGTTTATTGTATATTACAAGTTTCATAATTGGTAAATTTTAATATTATACGATTGCTATACATGAATATCGGTTTACAAAACTTATATTACTTCGGATAGCATTATTTATTGAATTGATTTTACGATATATGGTGCTTACTGAAACACCTGTATAATCTGAAAGATCCTTATAAGAGCACCCGGTATCATAAACTTTTAGCTTAAATAACCTATAATCATTTTTCGGGTATTTATGCTTAATGAAGGAAAGAATATCTTTTGCAAGTTTATCTGGCTCTACAAGCTCCTCAACCGATAAACCTTCTTCCATGCTTATTAACTGGAAAAATATTTCATTAGGTCTGTAGTATCGGTTTTCTTTAGCTATGTTCCGAAGCCTGGCTCTTTTATAAATTCCCCAAAATAAAGGCTCAAAGTCTATTATTGGCAAGTCTATAAATAGCAGATCCTTTCTCAGAAGCAAATAAGTATCGTGAAAAACGTCCTCATTTAGCTGCCATCCTAAGATACTTCGCAACCGTTTATAATTGAAAGAAAACCAGTAATCAAACCTCAAAACATTGCTTTTCATATCTCTATTGGCTTATACATACGTTTATAGGCACGATTAATTTATAAGTCGCTCCATTGGGGAAACCGTCTTTTATGGCTTCTTCAATCTCGCTGGCTGATGGTACACTTATTCGTTTCCCAAATTCAATTTTGCCCAAGCGTTTTCCCTTGTGATCGAAAATTATATATGTGTATTCATTCATAGGGCTATAATTATTTATTTGGGTAAATTGGGCGTATCACTTCCAGCGTGTCCGCACGAACAATAGCAATACGTTGGTAATATTTCTCACAAGCAGCTTTAAAACCACCGCACCAAGCGCACTTTGCTTCGTATTGGGCTATTATGTCCTTTTCTGCCTTATTCAAGTCTGTAGCAGGAAAGGCTTCACCTATCCGTATCTGGTCGTTCTTATCGTGCTGTAGCACTCTGATGTAAATTGTATTATTCATATTCGGTGTTACATTA